ACAAGCGGTGCTTTGTCGTACCCAAAACAATTTAAGGAGTAGCAATGGCTTACGGTTCTGACATTACGGATCCAATCCCCTATCCGTTATCAAACCCATCAGGATCACAGTCCTATGCAGCAACTGGTATTGCCTTTGACGTAGCCTTTGGTGGCATACCGTTCTTCTTGACTACTAGTGATGAAAACCCTTATCGCAGAGTCACTGCCCAGTACCGTAAGCAGCAAGTGGATATGTCACGTGAACCAGGTGAGCAGACGCTCACTGGTTGGTGGCTACGTTCACAGTCAAGCTTCCACCTTGGACAAGGCATCAAGTTCTTTGAGCCTCAGCAAGATGAATCGCTACGCTTTCAGTTTACCTACGGCAAGGGCTGTGACGTCTGGACTAAGGGCCAAATTACATTACTCAAGGATGTAGACAGCACACACCTGACAACAGGTGAGTTGCAGTCTAACAACCGTCCGTTCCAGATTATGCGCTCTATTCGCTACAGCAACAAGGACGCAGTCCTTCTGTGGGATGAGTACGACGTAGACAAGATTGATGTGGATGGAACACTAACCCACTTCATTGACTATAACGCTGGCGTTGAAGATAAAGTCTATGCTATCTGCGATGATGGTACTTACGCATACTGGGTAACTAATGACGCAGTCGGTGGCAAGTTACAGGTCTGGAAGAAGTTACTTACAGGAGTTGCTGGCGCTGGCGATATCCTTATGTTCGATAAGCCTGGTATCACAGTTGCTAACGCTGTTATGGAATACACCAAAGAGCGTATCATTATGGCAGTCAACGACTCAGTCTATGAGTTCTCTACAACTGCAACTGTATTACCTACTGCGGTCTACAAGCACAACGACCCAGATCATATCTTTACTAGCATTACATCATCAGGGGCAGCAATCTATATTGCAGGCTACGGTGGTATCCAGTCAAACATCTACAAGTTTACGCTGACTACAGCAGGTGCTATGCCTACGCTGACCAGTGCTATCACTGCAGCTGAACTTCCAGTAGGTGAAGTAGCATTTAGAATCTATTACTACCTTGGCTATATGGCTATCGGTACAAGCCTTGGCTTGCGAGTGGCTGCAGTATCTGACCAAGACGGGTCCATCAACTATGGCCCACTTATCTTTGAAACAGACCAGCCAGTCTATGACGTAGCAGGATACGACAAGTATCTCTGGTGCACTACTGGTGTTGATGGCAACCCTGGTGTTACCCGCGTTGACCTTGGCCAACAGGTAGGAACTACCTTGGTATTTGCCTACGCTTGGGATTTATATGACCCAGACCTGACAGGTTTCACTACAACGTCCTGTTCATTTGCAGGCAATACAAATCGTTTGGTATTTTGTACAGCCAACAACGGCACAGATGATGGCAAGATTTATATTGAGTCAGCAACAAGACTAGTAGAGCAGGCAACACTTCGTGTGGGCTACATCCGATACAACACACTTGAGAACAAGATCTTTAAGTTCTTACAGCCACGCTTTGAATCAGTCAATGGTGCACTGGCTATCTACTCAGTAGACCAGTACAACAACGAGTACGCAATCGGTTCTTTTGCACAGGGTGCAGACATTACCCAGATTGGTATTCCATACCCTGCCACACCTCAGCAGTATCTTGGCTTTAAGTTTGTGATGGATAGGTCTACATCAGATAATACAAAGGGTCCTTTGTTTACTGGATATCAGGTACGAGTACTGCCTTCTATTCCACGTCAGCGTCTGATTCAGTACCCAGTAGAACTCTACGATCACGCAATGGACAAGTTCAATAACCCTATTGGTTATGAAGGCTATGCCTATGACCGCTTGCTTAATATGCAAAGCGTAGAAAATCTTGGTGACCTTATCCGTGTGGAGGATTTCCGTACGGGTGAGTCTTACCTTGGTCTCATCGAAGAGATGGACTTTATCAATAAGACCCCTACCGATAAACGCTATAGCGGATACGGCGGGTTACTACTAGTCACAATCAGAACAGCATAGGAGCTGCCGTTGTCTATCGCAGATTGGTCTACGACCATATCAGGAGTACTTGCTGTCACTGTTGCAGCAGGTGCCTCCATCCGTTGGGTTATCAAACACTACCTCAGCGAGCTTAAGCCTAATAGTGGCAGCTCAATGAATGACAGACTTACTAGAGTTGAAACCAAACTTGAAATTATCTACGACATTATTACAAGGGATAAGCAATGATTCCATTAGCAAAGAAGGCGTGCCCTGCTGCTATTGCTGTCCTTCGTCAGGCTACTGCCCTTAAGCCTAAACGCAAGAAAGCCAGCGATGGACTCTTGCCATCAGCGGCTCACGTGAAGCAGAACCCAAACTCTGACCACAACTCAGGCTTTGCAGTAGATGTAACTCACGACCCAGTATTTGGTATCGACTGTGCCTTTGCTTTTATTAAGTTACAGGCAGATAAAAGAGTTAAGTATTTGATATTCAACGGAAAGATCTGGTCACCTGAAAAAGGCAACCGCGATTACACTGGACCAAACAAACACAAACATCATCTTCACATCTCCATCAAGGAGACGTGTGGGTACGACACCTCACCTTGGTTCCCTTGGTTAGGCGAGTTCAAGATAAACAAAGTAAAGGCAGCACTCAAGCCATTACCTAAGAAGAAAGAAGTAAAATGAAGAATATGAAAAACCCTGTAGTACTTGCAGCTGGTGCATTCCTTGCTGCTTGGGCATCTAGTAACTTCGACCTTGACTACCGTGCAATCCTTTGGGCTGTACTCTCAGGTGTGTTTGGATTTGCTACACCTAAAAAGTAATTATTGACTGCGAGGCTACTGGCCCACTGTCCCTTCGGGGATGGTGGGCCTCTTTTTTTATGCCCAAAATTAGACAGGTCCACCTATCCTTACGGAAAAGTTCCCCTGGAACCATTGTCGGCAGACCTGCAAATAAACTATAGCAGAAAGAACAAAACCCCTACAGGCCGCGAAGACTGTAGAGGTTGTGTCCAGCACTCAAGCAAGTACTTATGTTTCCTTGCTCAGTGCCTAAAAAATACCAGAGTTTGAATCATCATTCAAGTGGGTCTTCAGCCTGTGGCAGTTAGCACAGAGAGTCTGCAGGTTGGACGGGTCGTTGTTCCAACGGTTACCGTCTATGTGGTCAACGTCTAGCTGGCTGATGTGTACTGGCTTGAAGTCACAGTGCTCGCAATAGTCCTTCTTGTGAACTGTGTACGGGTAGGCATACTTGTTGATGGCTTTCTTGTAGACAGCCTTGCACTTGTAGCGTCCACCGAGGGAGGCTGCTTTGGAGTTTCTAAGTTTGATTTTGGTAGGGCCACAGACTGAACAGATGCCAGTCCGATTAGGTTCGTCAATCTCCGAAAGACTGTGCTTCATCCCGATCCGGTGGGCAAGGAACCTTTACCAAGTTACCGCAGTTGACACAGGTTCCGTCTAAGAAATACCAAACTAGCTCATAGTCATCAAAGGCTGCCATAATGCTGAAGACCTGAGAGCCACACGGACAGACGTGGATGGGACCTAAGTCCCGCAAATCGCTTCCTGTGACCTGTGGCAACCCTCGTAGAGGGTTCCTGTGCTTCATTCTTGGCAGGGTTGGTAGACGGAGGGACACGGTAACCTGACGGTTACCTACTGCCTGCGCCCTTCTAGGGCGCCCGGTCTGTTTCTGCTCGCTCACGCTCGCAATTATACACATACCTCAACTTGGTATGTGTCTTGCGACACGCTGATACTGGTATACTTTTCCTATGCCCAGAATCTATTCGGTAAAAATCTTCGGTCAGAGATACAAGATTGACTACAAGCATCACGACGAGGATAGTTACGGTATGACTATTAGTGAGAATAATCGAATCACTATGCGTCACAACCTACCCGAAGACAAGATGATCCACGTGCTGATGCACGAGATAACACACGCTGTTATCCACGAGTCCCTGCTTGCTAATCGCAAGCGGTTCGACGTGGAAGAAGTCTGCGACTTGGTGGGATACCACATCGTAGATACTTTACAAGACAACCCAGCTTTACTAGAATGGGTATTCGGAGTTAAGAAAGTTACAGAGGAGGAAGATAAATGAGAGACTTGATTATTATTGCGGTTAGCTTTATCGTGGGATTTGTCGGAGCATACGCTTTCGATACGTTCTTATCCTGGAGGGATGACCGCAAGTGGCGATAGAAGATCCAAAGGAACTACTGCTGCACGTGCTACACGCACGTGATGCTAGTCGTGACCGCAGTTTACAGACTGAGGTAGGACCATCAGAGATTGGTGGATGTAAGCGCAAGGTTTGGTACAGACTAAACGCACAGCCACATACCAATGACAACCAATCTAAGTTGGCTGCCATTATGGGTACTGCTATTCACGCAGCTATCGAAGATGCTATCGGTGCACTCGATCCTGAAGGTAAAGAATACTTGGTGGAAACTGAGGTTGCCTACGGTGATATGAAAGCACACGTGGACTTATTCGTACCAAGCACTGGTGCTGTGATTGACTGGAAGACAAGCAAGATTAAGAACCTTGGTTACTTCCCATCAAACCAACAGCGCTGGCAGGTACAGCTCTATGGTTACTTGCTATCTAAGAATGGCTATGAAGTCAAGACAGTTAACTTGGTAGCAATAGCACGTGACGGTGCAGAGAAGGACATAAAGGTACATACAGAACCTTACGATGAGACTATGGCACTTGCTGCTTTGTCTTGGCTTGCAAATGTCAAGGCATCTACAACACTTCCAGAGCCAGAGAAAGACGCTAGCTTCTGTAAAGATTACTGCCAGTACTACGATGCAACAGAGCAGATGGGTTGCGGTGGTCTAAAGAAAGAACGTATCGTCCTTAGTGAAGTCGTGATTGAGGACGAAGAAGTTGACAAGCACGCACTGCACTATCTACAGTTAGATAGCAAGATCAAAGAGCTGGAAAAGGAAAGAGAAACCTTGAAGGCTTCGCTCGAAGGAGCAACCGGTACTACTAAAAGCGGTATCGAAATCAGTTGGACAACAGTCAAAGGACGTGAGTCAGTTGATGCAAAGGAAGTTGAGAAACTTCTAGGGTTCGTACCAAAGGTTGTTGGTAATGAATCTACAAGACTAAATATCAAAACTATCGGAGGAAAATAAATGGCTGCAAACGAGAACACAAAGTTCCAGATTAACTACAAGTTATCTGACGGAACTCTTATCAACCTTTACGCTGCTGATGTAAAGGACCTAGAGACAGGTCTTGTTGACCTATCAATGGTTGCACAGTTAATTAAGTCAACAGCTGCTGACCTTGGTGGTAGCAACGCTACTGCTGCTGCAGTACAGAACATTCAGGCAGCCTTCAATGCAACACCAGTTGCAGCACCAGTCGAACAACCTGGTACAAAGAACTGCAAGCACGGAGTGATGGCGTTTAAGACAGGCACATCAGCACGTGGACCTTGGCAGGGCTATATGTGTGCAGCACCAAAGGGTGCAGCGGATAAGTGCGAGACTATCTGGGTTCGTTAATGTATGCGAGGGCCTTGGGAATTCGAGGATCCTAGCTGTAGGGGCATAGACACAGAGATGTACTACCCAGTAGAACAGAGTAGTTCGTTTCCTGAAAAGAAACTTATTACTTCTATCTGCGGTAGCTGTGCCCACAAAGAAGAGTGTGCAGATTGGGGCGTACGACACGAACGCTTTGGTATTTGGGGCGGTTTAACTGAGTACCAACGTAAAGAGATACGCCGTCAAAAGAATATCGTGCTTCCGTTTGGAGAGTTTTGTGCTTGATTTACAGCGTGCGTGGGGAACAGTCCTCACCAAAGCAACACCTCTTCCTGACGTATGGACGGCTCTTGCAGAGAAGCAGATTAAGTTCCGAAGGGGACAGGTCTGTATGGTCGCTGCTGCACCTAACGCTGGTAAGTCAATGTTCGCATTGATTTACGCAGTCAAAGCCAAAGTACCTACGCTGTTCTTCTCAGCTGATACCGATACAACAACGGTGATGATGAGAGCAGCAGCGCACGTATCAGGCCACAATCAAGTCAACGTAGAGCAACGGCTATCTTCTGATAGCCACCACTACGATGAGTACATCGACAAGTTAAAACATATCAAGTGGGTCTTTGACTCTAGTCCGTCACTCGATGATATTGAGTTAGAGATTAAGGCTTATGTAGAGTTGTACGGCCAAGCCCCTGAGTTGATCGTCATAGATAACCTTATGAACGTAGCTGCTGAGACAGACAACGAATGGGCTGGGCTTCGTGCAATTATGATGGAGCTTCACGATATGGCACGTAAGACTGAGGCTTGTGTATTGGTACTGCACCACGTCTCTGAGCAATCAGAGTACGGCAATCCAACAGAGCCACCAGCACGTCGTGCTATCCACGGTAAGGTCAGTCAGTTACCTGCCTTGATACTTACACTTGGGTACAACCCAACCACTGCAGAGTTAAAGGTTGCAGCAGTAAAGAATCGCTTCGGTCCACACGCTGCGGATGGCAAGGACTATGCGATACTGTTAGTCAACTATGGTGCTTGTCAGATAGCCGATAAGAATTCGTATGGAGCAATGCTTCAACACGATGCTCGATATGGTTACACTGGCAACTACATACCCGAAGATGAATACGGAAATGAGATAGCGGTCTAATGGCTAACACTGAGATTCAATACCTAAAGAATGAAATCAAACAACTCAAGGCTGATATGGCTAACCTCATTATGGCCTTGATTGAACTAAAGGTATTCAAGATTAAGGTCGACGAGAACGGTAACGCTGTCTACGACACGGGTAAAAATGAGCAGTCCGAAGTACAATAAAGCTAAAGGCGCAGCCTTCGAGATCGATGTAATGAAATGGTTTCGAAAGCTGGGTGTAGCAGCTGAGCGCTTACGTTTAGCGGGTAAAGATGACGAAGGTGATTTAGTTGTAGTTGTCGCGGGACAGACCTACATACTAGAACTCAAGAACACGGCAAGACTAGACCTGCCGGAGTTCTGGAGGCAAGCAGAAGTTGAGGCGCTTAACTACGCTAAGGCTCGTGGTAATGGGGAAGTGCCACTGCATTATGTTGTAGTTAAGCGTCGCAACGCTGGCATAGAGAAGGCTTGGGTTGTGCAGGATCTAACTCAATGGCTAAAGGAGAAGCAGTAATGTTTCCAAGAAGGCAAACTGAAACACTTATCAAGTACTTTCCTCATCCATACGAGAGAGTATTTGAAATGTTAGATAGAAAGATTATAGATATTCCAGAAGCTAGATGGCTACTGGGGTTAGAGCACGACCTACAAACATATAACGATATGAGGAAATACGAATGACACCAGTACCACACGGAGTAATCAGTACGTCGACAGGTCCAGTAGACCCTGTTGAAGAAGTAGTAGAAGCAATCGAAGAGGAGTTACCAAGTGAACCTGACACTATTCAAGAGGATTGATATTGATATTGACTGGTACTTCACAGCAGTATCAGTAGGCTTTACGCTACACAGACGTGGCTTCCAGCTGTCACTTGTCTTCTTTGATATCAGCGTTTACTACATCAGTCCTAAGCGCAGAGCTGAAATGGAAGAACGAATCAAGGCTGCCAAAGCGATTGCTTATGCTATGGAAGAAGAGCAGTGGTACGAAGGATGAAGTGGCGGAGTAAAGCTACTGGCACTGAGTTCAAGGCGTACGATTCTTTTAGCCCCGCTCAGAAAGGTTATTGGATAATGTTGCAACCAGAAGGCAGTGAGCATTATGGCCCACACATTACCTACCAAGAATTGATTGAATCTTTTGAGAAGGTGGAAGAATGATCTGTCAAACTTGTAGCGAAGCAGGCGAATACAATCGCTTGAACCAGTTCAAACTTAGCCAAGCACATCACGAACAATGCGGGGGATGCGAATGCCAGCACAAGACTGGTCAAGGGTACGTAAGAACAAAGGATTCAAAGGGGACGTTGACGCCAACGACATCCCGATAGGACCGATAGTTCGGTACTTCGGTGGTCAGGTAAGAGAAGGCAGGGATGTATCTGTCAAGTGCGTATTGCACAATGACAGTAGAAACTCTGCATCTATCAACACCCATACCAATTTATATTTTTGCTTCACCTGCGGTAAGGGTGGCAACGCAGTCAACATAGTGTGCATACTAGAGAACTTGGAGTTTAACGATGGACTTAAAAGGGCAGTCGAAATTGCTTCTGGAAGCGGCGAACCGATACGCTCAGGAAATAAGTCCAGAGGCAATAATCGCGCTCGAAGAACGTGGGATCTCTGAAGAGGTAGCTGCGCTCTATATGCTGGGTACTGTTACCAAGCCTATGAACGGACACGAACTACACACTGGGTGGATATCTATTCCATACATCACAGCTCTTGGTCACTGCGTAGGCTTTAAGTTCAGGCGCCTTGATGGTGGGCTACCAAAGTACGGCTCACCTACTGGGCAGAAGGCACACCTATACAACGTAGTTGATACCACTATCCTGAGTAAGCACATCGTTGTATGCGAAGGTGAGTTAGATACAGTCATAGTCTCAGGAGTCCTTGGTATCCCAGCAGTGGGTGTACCTGGAGTCCAAGCGTGGAAGCCACACTTTGCTAAGTTACTCAGCGGTTACGACACTGTCTATATCGTGGGAGACAACGACGTGAAGGAGGATGGGTCAAACCCAGGAATGGAATTCTCTAAGCGTGTTCAACAAGAAGTATTAAACGGGACGATAGTATACTTACCACCCAATATGGACATCAACGACTACTACTTGGCTCACGGTGCAGAAGCAACGCAAGCCCTGTTGGTAGGTGAAGGAAATGGATAAGGGTGAATGGCTGCAGATGATACAGACTTTGCATACTATGGGCTTTCGCATCTTGCAGGTGGACGTGGAGAAGGAGACACTTCTAATATGTCCAATACCAACCCGCTAGTAGATCACGCTGCTGTCACTAGCTATCGTGATAGCGGTGTCAGTACTGATGACCTTACCTCTTTCATTGAATCGTTTGCCTCTCTACGTGCCAGTCGTGTGCGTGGTGTAGGGCACGCACAATACTCACACGCTAAGGGTCAGAAGTTTGAGTCCTTTACTTTCTCAGACACCATCAGAGAATTGATTGAAGAGTTAGCTGATGCAAGTAATTACATCGACTTCCTTGCTATCAAAATGCTGAACCTTCAGCACCTTATAGATTCGGAACTACCTAACTGTGACTGAACTACACCTATCCATCTATGACATCGTACCTAGCGTAGCTAACGCTGTGTATAAGCGTTTCGATAAGTGGACCGAACGTGCAGACATCAAGCAAGAGTGCTTGCTCTGGGCTATGACTCGTGCTGACTGGATCAACGAACAGTTATCTGAACCTAATACAGAACAGCGCAGACATAACGAGCAACGCTTAGCGTGGCAGATGACACGTGTAGCTGAGCGCTACTGTCGTAAGGAGAAGGCTACCAAGTCTGGCTATCAACTAGGAGACGAGGCGTACTACGAGACAGCTACGCTTGGTCAACTACTACCATTCGTTATTGCCTCAGTACTGGACGGTACTGTGCTAGAGCAGGCACAAGAGATGATACGTGACGGGCAACCAAAGGGTTCATCAAGCCCAGCAGAAGGTGGCAACCTACTTGCTATGCTCCTTGATATTAAGAAGGGTTTCGTTGGTCTTGGTGCAGAGGACCAGAAGATATTAACGCTGCGCTACCACGAGAACTTCACACTAGAACAGATAGCACAGGTCCTTGAGTGCGGTAAGAGTTCAGCAGATAGGCGATGTAACCACGCTCTGCGTGAGCTGAACAATAAACTTGGCGGGGCTAGTCCTTACCGATGAACGAAGAGTTGCTCTTTGAATTCCTGCGCCTTAATCTTTATCCAGATTTAGAGAAGGCACCTGGAATCTTTGACGCATTCGATTGCACCAGTGCAAAGGCTGGTCACTTCATCGAATTGAAGTGTCGCCAAACCCATTATTCTACGCTACTTATAGAGCAGATGAAGTACCGCAAGCTGATAGAGCAGGCATACCATCGTGAGTTGTTGCCCTTCTATATCAACAGCACACCACTTGGTATCTACTCTTTTGATCTTACAGAACTTGATGAGCCTGAGTGGTTCGTTCACCCTATGCCTGCCACTACCGAGTTCGATAGGAACGAGAAGGTGGATAAGATAGTTGGTTACTTGGATACGAAGGAGGCAGTGAAGCTATGACCTATGACTATGAGTGCCCAGGGTGCGGTGATGTACGCACCATCTCACGTGGTATCAACGACCCCGAAGAGACATACATCTGCGACAACTGCCACACGCAGTTCCAACGCAAGTGGTCTGCTCCCACTGTACTCTTCAATGCACCTGGCTTCTACAGTACGGACAATAAGAAATGAAAGAAGAATATCAGGAGTATACAATCACTCATTACGGTAATCAGATAGAAGCATACAACAAGGCGTACACTGATTACGCAAAGAACATTATTGATTGGATCGAGAACCAAGAAGAGCGTGAACGCAAGCGTAAAGAATGGCAAGCAAGTCCCGAAGGGCAAGCTCACCTGAAGATGACGCGTGATATAGAACGCAAGCGTGATAAGTTTAGGAAGCGATGGCAAAGACTGCACGATTGGCTAAATAAAAATGGATGCGAGTGTAACCACGATGACTGCTACTGAGTATCCTAATTGGTTTAAGCAGATAGCACAGCACAACTTTGAGCGATTCTTGCTACCCGAAGCAGGCAAAGATGATCTTAATTATCTGCAGCTTGGTGTATTCACAGGAGACGCAAGCCTTTGGTTACTAGAGAACGTACTGACTGGCAAAGATACTCTTCTGACTGATGTTGATACGTGGCAAGGTGCACCTAATGAACCTATCCAAGAAGAGATGGATTTCAAGGATGTGTATAACACATACAGATTAAAGACTAATAAATACAAAAGTAAACTTAGATCTTTTGATGAAACCACTCAGTCTTTTCTTCTTGACCACGAACGCTTTATACAATACGACTTCATCTATGTGGACGCACACCACACCAGCGCTTCTGCGCTATTGGACTGCGAATTATCGTGGCCTTGGCTTAAGTCAGGTGGGTTACTAGCCATTGACGATTACGAATGGCAACACCCTGACGGCATTGATATACACGCACCTAAGCTGGGTATTCATATGTTCCTTGATCGCCACGAGGGTGAGTACGAAGAGCTTGTACGCAACTCACAAGTATGGATTAGAAAGAAGTAAACCCACCGGCGAAAGAGGTAAACTCCGGTGGGCCTACTTAGGAGGGCGTGCGTACTATAGCATACCCATTACTACTATTGCTGATGGGAATGGCGCAGAGTTGGTCTGATTTCCAAACTTAAGCCGGCCCTTAATAAATCTAACCTCGTGATGGATGACGCTATCCCACCACCATTGAGTGTCAGTACGTGCTGGGACAAGAGCAACGACCTGGACCCCCCCCCTGAGCCTCTTGGTTAGCTTTTGCCATAAAGGATTTAATAGCTCTGCCGTACGGTGGGTTAAGCCACACGGTCCCACCGTTACAGTCATCCAACCAGGAGCGAGTGAGCGCATCTTGACGTGATGGCTCAGGATGATCTGGTCCGTACCAGTTTTCCGGTACCAGAGTGGATGCTTGCAGGGCTGCTGCGTCGAGTGCAAAATGAAACTCTCTGTCAAGCACATCGTAAGTACTTCGTGGAGTTGTCCAAGAATCTGATAGCGACGTCTTAAGCCCATCATTAAATCGACTCTTCATCAGTACCACCCGTGTCTTGTGTGCCAGCTGAGAGCGCGACACGCACTCCCTCTATAGCGCACACCAAGGTATCGTAAACCGTGAAGGACTTGTATTGCAGGCTCTCCGCTACGCTCTCCAAGGAGTTGAGCAATTCCATAAGCCGTGCTTCGTTTTCTCCCTTTACTGTCGACTGGCTTGGCAAGGTGGTCAAACCTGCTTTCACGGGTCCATAGGGTGACAAGGCACGCAACTTCTCTTCTCGAATATCCGAGAGCGCGACTATATTCTCTTGCGATTCGTTTATTCTCACGCTTCTCCTCCATTGTAGCCTTGGTTCGTGCTGTAATTACTGGTATCTGCTTGGGCATTATGCTTGGCAGGGGATCGTAAACCCAACTTGCCAGTAGCAACAACGCCAGTGCTGCCACTACTGCCTTCGTTCGCTTGCTCATCTTCTCTCCCACTCCATCTAATCAACCCGTATCCTATCAGTAGGACAGTTCCCATACTTATCCAGTAGGTCATCGACTGGCTGCCTTTACTAGGTCTGTTACATCAAGAGGCTGGCCCACTAGGTGGGCGTCCTCCTCGTCGCTCTCCCATCCCGACACAAGAATTCGTGTGGCTGTGGGTGAATTAGCTATCCATTTAAGCGCCTCTTCAGGGCGCTCCCCGCCCCACTCTGCGTTGCCCTGCTCGTCCACTACCTCATACAAGAGTATGAGAGTCGATCGACGGGGATGGAAGGCTACGACATTACTCATCGTCGCCCTCCTCATCTATCCCAAAGATGCGTGAGAACGCACTGTTAGCTAGTTTCAGGGTGCGGATAGCCTCCGCTTTCTCCCTCTCCATCATCTCCTGCATTGTCTCGCTCATCGTAAGCACCCACATTCTTTAACTGGTACCAAATGGTCTCCGCATATTGTCATTCGTCTTCCTCCTTTACTTCTCCACTCTCGCACGCACTGCACGTGAAAGAGTTGTACTCGTTATGGTCAAACAGACTGCCACAGGTATCGCACTCAATAAAGTCCGATGTGTCATTAAATACTGGGTCGAACGCGTAGTAGCTATCAGTTCCCATTACGCCACCTTTCCCGCATCCACCCTGTGCCACTCGTGGTAGTTTTTGATAATGCTCTCAATGATTGAGATACATTCTGAATCTGTAAAGGTGCCGGACTCTAACTTCAAGGCCTGACTAATCAAGTCAAAGGTCTGCCCATCGATCGAGTCGATACCGTCTACATACTTGCTGAAACTTGTAAAGTCATCTGCAATTTGTACGAGTTCTCCATCTAACATTTACTTTCCCTCTTCCTCTTGTTCGTATGCTAAGCAGTCAATATCGCTAAGATGCACTTCTTGGACTTCGCACTTGTCGCACCAGTCCTCACATCCGCAACAGTTTAGGCACTCGCCCATTCCCTTACAGTTGAAGCACAGCATCTCGTCGAGATTGCTCTCTCCGCAGACGGTACACTTCAAGCGCTCAGGAGTCCAGTACTCGGTGAATGTTTCCATTCCTCGCCCTCCTCTTCTGCTGTCAATCTGACCGCAGACCGCCGTGCTGGGCAACCAATCCCAGCACGACAGACCGCATTCAGTAATCCTTGCCTGTCATCTTGCAGTAAATCCAGTAGCCCAGTTCCACGCCCTGCCACAGTAGCCAGCCTCCGACCGCGTAAGCGGTCAGGGCAAGCATTACCGAGCCAAAGTACAAGACCTCGCTCACTCTTCGCCCTCCTCTTCGTCCTCAAACCCGCAGAGTTCGTCCTCTGGGTGATACTCCTCGCAAGTGTCGCACTTGTCGTGCCAGCCGTCTACCACGAACTCAGCACCGCACGCGGGGCAGTCGTGGTCGGCGTAGAGTGTGCCGTCCAATCGATCATATTGAGCGCTTCCTGCCATATATCGCCCACAGTCACACTCTGAGACATAAGTCGTTTTTACTAAACTTTCCATCTTTCGCCCTCTTCTTCTCTTGGTTGTGCTGACCTCGTCAGCGACCGCGTAACGGTCGGACACCCTTGCGGGTGTTTCGGTCTAGTTGTCGGGTTGGTCGGAGATGTAAGCCTCCGCTAATTCTCGCCAGTTCACGCGATACAGGCTCCCAATATCGGAGAGCATCATCCAAAGCCCCTCATTGCCTGCAATGTTTTCGCGGGTCAAGAGGTCTTCAGTAATCCAGTACTCAAGGGACTCAGCGAGGCACTGGACGGCTGAGCAGTCCTCGGCGCTTGAGTGCTCACTGAGTGCGGTGAGTGTGTAGTCCTGAGCCATCTCTTGCATCACTTGGTCGTTGTCGATGTGCAACTTGGTCGCCCAAGTCTCGCGGTTTGTCCAACCGTTGTAAGTCTCGATTGTTGTCATTTTTATGCCTCCATATCTGCAACGATGCGGGCGCTGTGTGCCTCGTGGATACCTAGCGCGTACTTAATCCCAGCAATGCGACCATTGAGCAGGTGGCGCTCTAATTGCTGTGCATATGTCTCATCGCGTGGAATTGAAATTGTTAGTGCTGTGTATTCTTTTTTCAGTGCTTCTAATTCTTCTTCTAGTTGCTGGTAAACGGTTTGCATTTTTTCCTCTTTCGTGGGCTTGTTGGTTGTTCCCATTGGCTCCAGTTTAAGACCAGCGGGTCAAGAAGTCGACCATTTGGGGGGTTTTGAATATAACGAAATGGTAACGATTTGAGGGCTGACTTTGTCGCTTTGTCGACAATTAAAAAGCAGTCGGTCGCTAAGTTACTCAAGATCTTTTTCAGTAACTTGTGAGGTTGCTGTGTGTTGGTTGAGTGCTGACGGCTGGCGGGTCAAGGACTAAGGCTGGCCAGAGTTAAAGGTTGAGGGGTGCCGAGGGTACTGCCCGCCCTGCAATATCCTGCAAAAGATATCCACAACATTGTCCACAGGGTGTGGATAACCGCGGGAGGGGGTGGGGGGTCTGCCCGTTGCCCTGTGGATAACTTCCCCCCGTGTTAAACTATTGGTGGCAGTGACTGTATACTCCCCAGAAAAATATATTTCCTAAAGTGAGATCATCGGATATAGCTGTTGACCTGCGGTTATACCTACTGTGTTACAACTCACAGAGTACAAAACGGGAAACGTGTTATTTTTCCCGCCTTATATATAGTAAGGGAGTAAAGCGGGGAAGATGTCCGGTTTACGACCTTACGCTACGGGTGAAACCCTTCGCGTAGCCCCCTAGGGCGAAGCGAGTAGTACCACTAAATATGGGATAGGTATATCTAAATCTAGATCATTGATATCCCAGTATGTGAGACAAACACTTGGTATAGGAAGCGTAGCTTCCAGTAGTAGTAAAACGCATATTCCCCTTGGTATAAGGAATCGCAGATTCCGGCCCGTCCATCACGGCCCCATTTAGAACAGCCCAAGAGAGATCCCTAGCCACGGCTAAATCGCTTGGGCACATTATTAGGAGAATACGTGGCAGAGAATTCAGCAGATATAGCAAAGAGGATTATCCTCGGCTGTGTCGCAGAAGGTATGACCATCGACGCCGCTTGCGGTTCAGCCGGCAAGTCGATGAAGACGTATGAGTACTATCGCCGTACCGATAAGGTATTTGCAGACAAGATTGATCGTACCCGTCTAGGCTTAAAGGAAAAGTCCTTCGCCTCCGGCGATGTTCACGATATCGATTTCGTGGAGTTCCGCCAGCGCTTTCTACATAGCAAGACTTTCCCACATCAAGTAAACCTTATAGATGTGATTGAAGGACGTGAGCCATCTTGGCTCCATCCCAGTATGAAGTACGAACCTGGTCTTGCCTCTAACCGCGTACTCATTAACATTCCGCCAAACCACGCCAAGTCGATTACGGTCACCGTCGACTACGTCACGTGGAAGGTAGCTCAGAACCCAAACTTCCGAGTATTGATTGTATCACAGACGCAGCAGTTAGCTGCCGACTTTCTCTACGCCATCAAGCAGCGACTGACGCATCCTATGTATGCAGACCTACAGAGCGCTTATGCAGCTGGCGTAGGGTTTAACTCTAAGACCGCTTCTTGGCAGGCAACCCGCGTCACCTTTGGTGATGAGCTTCGTGAGTCTTCTGAAAAGGATCCAAACATCGAGGCCGTCGGTATTGGCGGTCAGATTTACGGTAAGCGTGCCGATATGATTATTGTCGATGACGCGGTCACACTAAAGAACGCTAATGAGTTTGAGAAGCAGATACGCTGGTTAACCCAGGACGTACGCTCTCGTCTTAACCCTACAGGTAAGCTCATTGTTATTGGAACCCGTGTAGCATCCGTTGACCTATACCGCGAACTACGTAACGAAGACCGCTACCCAGGCGGTCAGGTTCCGTGGAAGTATCTAGCGATGCCGGCACTTCTGGAAATTGATGAGGACCCCGACAAGTGGGTTACCCTCTGGCCACACTCCGATGCTCCATTTGATGGACAGGGTGAGGACGATAAGAACGAAGACGGTCTATATCCTAGATGGTCTGGTCGTAACTTATATAACGAACGTCAAGCGATGGATGCTTCAACCTGGGCGCTGGTCTACCAGCAACAAGATGTGTCTGAGAACGCAGCGTTTGACCCAGTATGTGTTCGTGGTTCTATGGACGGAATGCGTAAAGCAGGACGCCTTGAGATGGGACACCCCGGTCATCCTAAAGACTTAACAGGCTTCAGCTTTATCTGCGGTATGGACCCAGCGATTGTTGGCGATACCGCGGCAGTCTGCTACGCCATTGACCGTAATACTAGTAAGCGCTACATCGTAGACGTTATCAAGATTACGCGTCCGTCACCTCAGCAGATCCGCGACATCATTATTAACTGGACGCAGCTATACAGTCCGTCCGAGTGGATTATTGAGAAGAACGCTTTCCAGGCATTCCTTACTCAGGATGAAGGCATTCGTTTATTCTTGGCAGGACGCGGCGTTATCTTGCGTGAACACCATACTGGTTCTAATAAGTGGGACTCAGGCTTTGGTGTTGCATCTATGGCTACCTTGTTTGGTACCAAGCAGGCAGACGGTAAACATCACCGCGACAACTTGATACACCTACCGAGTGATCAGACAGAGAACATCAAGGCTCTAGTAGAGCAGTTGATTACGTGGACACCTACGACTAAGGGTAAGACCGATATCGTAATGGCGCTCTGGTTCTGTGAGATCCGAGCACGTGAGATGCTCAACTACGGTCAGTACGCAACGCACCACCTTAAGAATCCTTTCCTCTCCAGGGCGGAGTTGGGAAAGCGGGTAGTCATCAACATTGATGAGGCGC